GAAAATAACGGCAGAGCAGACCGGACAGCTCCGGTTTGCGTAATTAGGAGGAAAAGAAAATGAAAGTAAAAAGAACAGTAACAATGAAAGTTAGCAATTTTGAGGTTGGCGATCGGATCACCGTAAAACTTTCTGGATATGGGAAGTTTACGGCTACGGCACACGAGATCACAGACAAGGGAACACTATTTATCTTTGATGATTGTGTTTGTGAAAGACAAATGAACGAAGAAAATACGAATGAAGGTGGATATTTGGAATCAGACCTTAGAAAGTTTGTGGCACAGGATCTGTTAAAGGCATTTCCGGATAAACTTTTGGAGAGAATGGCAAAGGACGATAACGGAGATCTACTTTCCATTCCGACCTACGGACAGGTTTTGGGTAAAGACTGGGACGATGAGTGGGATGAGAAAAACATTGAGATCGACAAGAGAGAACAATTGCCACTGATGCAGAAAAGAAAGAACCGGATTGCAGATTTACAAAACGAATGGACATGGTACTGGTTGCAAAATAAAGTCCTGTCGTCGTCTGCCTTCGCCGGTGTCGGCGGCGATGGCTATGCCGGCTACGCCGGCGCGTCCGACTCCGGCGGGGTTCGCCCAGCTTTCCTAATCAAGTAATCATTAATCCACGCCCCGTGTGGGCGTGGAAATGGAAGTAAATTAAAGGAGTGACAAGAAATGAAAATTGAATGTTTGGATTTAAGACCTTGTAAATATGATGGAAAAAACTATCTTTTTCATTGTTGGGAGCATTTTTCAGAGATTGTGGAACCATCACCATTGATGGGAGGACATTGTGGTGGAGTAGTTGGTTGTACTTTTGGAATTGTGGAAGATGAAAACGGAAAAGTTTTTCGGGTTCCAGCCTACGAAATTACATTTACTGATAACAAGTTTAGAGAATATTGTTTTGTGGATTAAATTAAAGGAGTGAAAATAAAAGATGAATGAAAATTATTACAAGAATATGCCGGAAGACTTCCGGAAAGCGGTAGCGGTAATCAAGGATTACTGCCAGAATGAAGAATGTGCAGCAGACTGTGAATGTGACAACTGTCCGTATCCGTTAAGCATGATACGGTGTGGGGATCGTTTAAAGGAAGTAAATTAAAGTTTAGGAGGACAAACATGCAGGAAGCGTTTAAAAGAATTCTGTCAAAGCTTGAGGGAATAGAAGTACACTGTTTAGAAATGAGTGATTGGCAAGGACAGAATGCGATTGAAAGTGCTATTGAAATTGTCAAACAGGAACAACAAAGTTACATTGGAAATTGGATTCCATGTAGCGAAAGGCTCCCTGATAAAGAAGGAAGCTATTTGGTTGTAGGAAAGACAGGCGGTGCCGTTGTTACAAGATGGTATGCACCAAGCAAATATTATCCGAATGGTCATTTCGGTGGAAATTGTGCAGATTACATCAGATATTGGATGCCAAGACCGATAGCACCAGAATAAAAAGCGGAACTAAACTGAAATTTAGGAGGAATAATAAAAATGGCAAAATACACTGTATATGGAAACTATATCTTTCCATGCGTTTTGGGTGAATATGAAGCTGATTCACAGGAAGAAGCTATTCAAATGGCATTAGACGATGCAGAACCCGATATGGGATTATGTTATACCTGTTCCAGAAAATTTTCGGATAGTGGAATGCTTGATGAAGAATCTTGCACAGCAGAAATTGAAGATTAACGGAGGTAAACCATGAAATATGTAATTGAATTAGAACCAATCAAGGGAACAAACCTTTATAAGGCGAAAGGATTTAACACACTGGTGTTTGATGAGTACGGATTGCAACAGCTTACACCGTATGAGGTCATTAGATTACCCCGAATTGGAGATACCATAAGAAACGAGAACGGAACAGCACTTTATGAGTTCAGAGGTTATGACAAAAATGGAAGAATCAATGCGGTAAATAAATCGAGTGGAAGGTTTGCAAATTTAAGCAGAGACCATATCGTCGTTGTAGACGATAAAACTAATCCGGAAAAAATAGAGTGCTAAAGGAGAACGATGCAGATTGAGTTATCAAGATATAAGAAAGCAAAAGGCGATAGAGCAGAAGAACCGGAAACGACTGTTGGAAGTGAATGGGAGCCTTGATGATAGTAGCGGAATTTACTTTTTGACACGAACGGACGAAAACGGCATTAAATACGCCTACATCGGACAGGCAAAGCACATTCTCACAAGGCTTGCACAGCACCTTGTCGGTTATCAGCATATCGACCTCTCGTTGAAGTCTCATGGTTTGTATTCTGTTGATAATATTTACGGTTGGAAGATTGGGTTTCTGCATTTTCCGTTAGAAAAACTGGACGAAAAAGAACAATATTACATAAGGCAGTATGCAGTGAATGGTTATCAGCTTCGGAACAAAACCGGTGGCGGTCAAGGAAAAGGGAAAGAGAAGATTGACGAATACCGACCGGTGAAAGGCTACTATGACGGATTGAAACAAGGTAGAAAGAACCTTGCGAGGGAATTGTCCTGTATCATTGAAAAACACCTTGTTATTTCTTTGAAAGCGGAGAAACAGGGAAATAAGGTTTCACAGAAGCAGTACGAAAAGTTTATGGATTTGCTAAAGGTTGGTGATGAGTGACATAGAAGAAATCCAAGGTAAAAGAGAGTATTGCAAGCGAAAAGAAGATCAAGCTGATTAAGAAAAAATAAAGAAAGGAATAAGGTTGTGCGCACATAAAACCATGGTTTCCTTTCGAGAGAAATGAAAAAATTAAAATGCGAAATTTACAGAGATTCAATGCAAAACTACAAGAAATATGCAATCCCTCCGGCACAGCTTATTATTGCCGATGTCCCTTACAATGTAGGGAATAACTTCTACGGAAGCAACCCTATGTGGTATCAAGGTGGGGACAATAAAAACGGAGAAAGCAAACTTGCCGGAAAAGCCGCTTTTAATTCAGACTTCAACTTTAATCTTTATGAGTATTTTCATTTTTGTTCAAAAATGCTTAAGAAAGAGCCTAAGAAATCCAGCGTAAGAGGTAGAAGTTCAGAAGCACCATGCATGATTGTATTTTGTTCTTTTGAACAGATGTACACATTGATTGAAGCGGCTAAAAAGCACGGATTTGTTCATTACATACCACTTGTATTTGTCAAAAATTACAGTCCGCAAGTATTAAAAGCAAATATGAGAATTGTGGGAGCTACGGAATATGCCCTTGTGCTTTACAGGAATAAGTTGCCGAAATTTAGAAACGGTGCGAAGTTTGACGAAGAAGGTAAAACCATTCGTGGAACTGGAAAGATGATCTTTAACTGGTTTTCATGGGAGAAAGACGGAAAAGATATTCCGAAAATTCATCCGGCACAGAAACCAGTAGTGGTACTAAAGAAGCTAATCGAGATTTTTACAGACGAAGGAGATGTTATTATAGACCCTTGTTGTGGAAGCGGAAGCACGTTAAGAGCCGCAACAGAAATGGGTAGAAGTGCTTTTGGATTTGAAATTGACCGGAATTTCTATCAAAGAGCCAAAGAAGAAATGCTTAATTTTGAAAAAGAAAATCAAATGAGCATATTCGATTATGAATAAATATATTCTAACTGGAATAAGAAAATTCACGGAACTTGAAAGGAGTAAAAATGCCAAAACATTATGATGATCCACAGGAAATTGCAAGAATGATGGTGGAATTGAAACGTTTACGGCAGACGGCGCAGAGAAGTCCGTTTACCGGATTGCTTACCATTTTCTGCTATGTCCTTTGGAAAGATTACAAATATAGCCAAACAAAACTTGCGAAATTCTGTGAGGACTTTTCAAAGTACGATGCAGAATATGACGGACAGAATATTTCCGAACTTGATAACGGGTTATGGGATTATGCCGATTGGAAAGTGGAATTTACGCCGTATACTGAAAAGGATTATCCGTTTTACAAGTCCCCTATGGCACAGAAAGTAGTACGGGAACAGGTGAAAGCCAACAACGAAATTAATGAGAAAGCGACGAGGTATTTAACCTACGGATTTACGGTTTTGATGAATGACGGAACGAAGAAACAGAAGTTGACAAACATCAAAGATAAAATCCAGAAGCGCATTGATGAAGTGACCGCCGATGAAAGAGACAAGTGCATCATGGATTTGTGGAAAGAGTTGGTTGACGAAGCCGGAATTTACATTGAGAAACCGGTGATCGATTAAAGGAAAGGAGTTGTTATGAGTGAAAGGAAAACGAACGTTTGACATAAAGCTTGTTAGTTCCGACACTTTTCTTAATATGCCGATATCTGCACAATGTTTATTCTTCCACCTTTGCATCAGGGCAGACGATGAAGGATTTGTTGACCGTGTAAAAAGCATTATAAAACAGTGCGGTGCTACGGATGAAGATTTGGAAGTGTTGAAGAAAAAGAGATACGTTCTTACATTTCCAGAATCGAATGTCATCGTGATTAAACACTGGAAACTTCACAATCTGATTGACAAGGACGAGTTTGAATCTACGGTATATGCCGAGGAAAAGTCAAAACTGTACGAAAAAGAGAACGGTGCTTATACCTTTGATTCACGCAAGGCTGAAAAGTTGAGTGACAAATTGAATATTGGTGAAAGAAAAACTCAATTAGATACCGTAAAAGAAGTGATTTCCTATTTAAACGAGAAATGCGGTACGAAATACCGTTACTCCACGCTTGCTAATCAGAGAGGAATCGTTGCAAGGCTTAATGAGGGAAATTACACCGTTGAAGATTTTAAGGCAGTGATTGATAAAAAGGTGGCTGATTGGGGAAATAACCCTACAATGTGCACCTATTTACGACCGGAAACTTTGTTCGGAAACAAGTTTGAAAGCTATCTTAATCAGTTATCTTCTTCCGGAAAAACTGAATTTGACGAATGGGGTGATTGCCGTTGACACGTGATGAAACAATAGAAATTTTGATGATGGTTCAAGCCGCTTACCCGAATTTTAACGTACCGGACAAAAAAGTCACGGTCAACACATGGTTTCTCTTCTTTGAGAATTACTCGGTTGATGTGATTAAGGGAGCATTAATGGCATACATCACAAGTGATAAGAACGGATTCGCTCCGGCAATCGGACAGATTATCGAAATTGCAGAGTCCATGACAAACGCACAGGAACTTGACAGTATGGCGGCGTGGTCTCTTGTCAGTAAGTCATTGCGAAATGGATATTATCACGCAAGGGAAGAGTTTGAAAAACTGCCGAAACTGGTACAACAAGCGGTCGGAAGTCCGGACAATCTTCGAAATTGGAGTACATCGGATTATAGTGCTATCGAAACTGTGATCCAGAGCAACTTCTTACGGTCTTACCGGATATGCGTTGAACGTGACAAGAAAATGCGTTGTATGCCGGAACAAATCAGAAACCAGATCGAAAACAATATACCTGTTTTTCATCTTCCGGAATCAGAACCGAAACCGATGATTGAGCAAAATAAAACGGACGGAATTTCAGAAAAAACGGAAAAGTTGCTGGAAGAGTTTAAAAGAAAGGAAATGATGAATTGATGAAAGATTATTGTATTTTCCACGAACGAATGAAAAGCAGAATGAATCTTTGTTGTATGACCGGAAGAGAACTTTCCGAAAAGACGGGAATAACAGAAGTTTCAATAAGCAGATATTTAACAGGGCAAAGAGTTCCAAAAGCGACAGAAATAATAAAAATTGCAAATGCTTTGAATTGCTCTTGTGATTATCTTTTAGGGAAAAATCCGAAGAAAAATTTATCCATCAAAGAAGCTATCAACATTCTTGAATTAAATAGACCTTTTGAAGAAAATGAACTTCAAAATGCGCTTGATATTGCGATCGAATCGTTAAAAATGCAAATAAAAATGGAAAAAGAATGTTCTACTTATGATGAGTGCCGCAAGTGTAATATTTGCCTTAGCGATTTCATTATAGAAAAGTGAATGAACGGAAACATGAATATCCAGTATTGAGAAAGGATCCTTATGAAGCAAACATTCATAGTAAGAATTAAAACTAATCACAAAAGTTTTAACAAATGGATTAAAGAACATGATAAGACAGTAAGAGAAAAAGTACTCGATGATGCGATTCTTTATTTTGAGAAGCACGCACACGAGGTATACGACCATGTGAGCGCAAGGGATTTTATTTGCGACAGGTTGGAAGAACTTAAAAACAAAAATTAAGAATGGAGGAATTTAAAATGAAAGCATGGAGAAAAGTAAAAATGGAGATCAAAAACTATGAGGTCGGAGATCAGATCGCGGTGAAACTCAAAGGCTTCGGAAAATTTACTGCAACGGCACAGAGAGTTTATGACGATGGAAAAACGCTGTTTCTTTTCGATAACTGCGTTGCAGAACGGCAGATGAACGAAAACGGTTCAAATTCCGGAGGTTTTTATGAATCCGACTTATGCAAGTGGATGAATACAGAATTGGTGAAAACTTTTCCCACTAAACTTCTTGACCGCATGATTTATACGAACGAAGAACATGAATGCCTGCTTCGAATTCCGACAAGAAAGGAAATGTTCGGAGAAGATGAATATAGTCAATATTACGAACCGGATAACGAGGAACAATTTGAACTTATGAAAGACAGAAAAAACCGTGTTTGTTCTCTTCCTGATGATGAATATGCATGGTATTGGTTGATGAATGCGCATCTCCGGTCGTCGTCTTACTTCGCCCCTGTCAGCGCCAGTGGCCGTGCCAACGGCTTCGGCGCGTCCAGCTCTGGCGGGGTTCGCCCGGCTTTCCTAATCAAGTAATCATTAATCCACGCCCCGTGTGGGCGTGGAAATGGAAGTGAAATTAAAATTTCGGAGGTAAAGTAGATGGCACAATATAGAACAAAATCATGTGAAATTGAAGCAATTCAATGGACTGATAATACAAATGAAATAAAATCATTTTGTGGAAATAGTTGCACATATTCCGTAGAAGAACAGTGCATGGGAAGTTGGAAAGGCATTCCGATCGAGAGATTGATTATTCACACATTGGAAGGAGATATGGTTGCAAGCAGAAACGACTACATCATAAAAGGATTGAAAGGTGAATTTTATCCATGCAAGCCAGATGTATTTAACCAAAAGTATAAATTAATAAATGATACTATGGAAATACAAGAAGAGCAGAGATGGATACCGGTAACTGAAAGGTTGCCAGAAGAACTTACACCAGTAAATATTACATGGATAAATAGAAACCCAGAGCAATATTATGCGGATATAAAGGACGTTCCTTTTCTGGCTACAGGGGTTTTTCATCGTGGAAAGTGGTATTGGTGGTCGGTAGTAGTTGTTGATTATCTTTCGGAATATGGAAGATATGACATGGATTTAGTAGATAAAGATATTGAAATTGTAGCATGGCAACCGTTACCGGATCCCTACAAAGGATAAAATAACCACAAGATATAGTAATCCGTGAACACAATATTTTGTATAGAAAGCGAGGAATAGCATGGAAAACAGATATTTATACCGCGCAAAGCGGATTGATAACGGCGAATGGGTTATTGGATATGAAGCGTTTAAAACTATTATCAATGCACTGCCAGACGGATATTTAATTCCATTTGAAAGAGAGTGAGGTATAGCATGGAATATGGATATGTTAGAGTTTCTTCTAAAGAACAAAATGAAGCTAGGCAACTTGACGCGCTACGCAAACAGGGCATAGAGGATTGTAATATCTACACGGACAAGCAATCCGGAAAAGATTTTAATAGACCAAAATACAAAACTTTATATCGAAAATTAGGAAAAGGAGATATTTTGTACGTAAAAAGCATTGATCGTATGGGGAGAAATTACGACGAGATAATTCAAGAATGGCGTAGAATTACGAGATTCCGTGAGGCTGATATTGTAGTTCTAGATATGCCATTACTTGATACGAGACGAGGAAAGGATCTCATGGGTACATTCTTAAGTGACATTGTTTTACAAGTTCTTTCTTTCGTGGCAGAAAATGAACGTACAAACATTAAGCAAAGGCAGGCAGAGGGAATTGCAGCAGCGAAAGCAAGGAGCGAAAAGTTCGGCAG